ATTGAGAAGCAGAAGAATGAAGAGACGGGCATGTCAGCGGTGCAGGACGACAGGTACAGGATACTGGAGATGCACGTTGATCTTGACCTAGAAGGCTACGAGCACAAGGACAAAGAGGGCGAGATGACGGGTATTGCGCTGCCCTATGTTGTGACTGTTGAGAAGGCTACGACTAAGATTCTTGCCATCCGCCGCAATTGGTACGAGGGCGATGATCTTCACATGAAGCGCCAGCACTTTGTCCACTACCAGTACATTCCGGGGTTTGGGTTCTATGGGTATGGCCTCATCCACTTGATCGGTGGGTATGCCAAGAGCGCGACCATGCTCATCCGGCAGCTTGTTGATGCGGGAACACTCTCTAACTTGCCCGGTGGTCTGAAGTCCCGTGGTCTGCGTATCAAGGGTGATGACACTCCGATTGCGCCCGGTGAGTTCCGTGATGTGGACGTGCCAAGTGGCTCGATCCGGGACAACATCTTGCCGCTGCCGTATAAGGAGCCAAGCCAAGTTCTCTACACCCTGTTCCAGAACATTGTGCAGGAAGGCAGGCAGTTTGCGTCCGCAGGAGACATGAAGGTCAGCGACATGAGTGCGCAAGCACCCGTGGGGACTACGCTGGCTATTCTTGAGCGCACACTAAAAGTGATGGGCGCAGTACAAGCTCGTATGCACTACAGCATGAAGCAAGAGTTCAAGCTGCTCAAGGCAATTATTGCTGACTACACACCAGAAGAGTACGACTACGAGCCGGTTGATGGCTCACGCCGTGCTAAGAAATCTGACTACGACATGGTCGCTGTGATCCCTGTGAGTGATCCAAACGCCGCAACAATGGCGCAGAAGATTGTTCAGTATCAGGCTGCATTGCAACTCGCGCAGACAGCACCACAACTCTACAACCTGCCGCTTCTTCATCGTCAGATGATTGAGGTGTTGGGCATCAAGAACGCAGCCAAACTCATACCGGTTGAGGACGATGCTACAGCTACAGACCCAGTGCAGGAGAACCAGAACGCTCTGACCGGCAAACCTATGAAGGCGTTCATTGAGCAGGATCACCAAGCCCACATTGCTGTGCATACGTCGATGCTACAGAACCCCAAGATCATGGGGCTTATCCAGTCAACTCCGCAAGGCCAGTCAATCATGGGCTCAATGATGGCTCATATCAACGAGCACTTGGCGTTTGCATACCGCAAAGAAGTTGAGCAGACAGTTGGCCTCTTGTTGCCTACCGAGGAACAAGAAAAAAACATGACTCCAGAGGTGGCTGCGCAAGTTGCGCAGTTGGCTGCACAAGCGTCTACCCGCATGACCCAGCAAGCTCAAGCACAGGCCGCACAGCAGCAGGCTCAGCAACAAGCACAAGACCCGATCATCCAAATGCAGCAGCAAGAACTCCAGATCAAGATGCAAGAGTTGCAGCTTAAAGTTCAGAAGCAACAAGTTGATGCGGCGGCTAAGGCTGACCAGATTAGGGTCGAAGAATCACGCATTGCGGCCCAGAAAGAAATTGCGGCTATGCAAGTTGGTGCGAGCGCTGCCGCTGCAAAAGACAAGCTCCAGAAACAGCAGTTGCTTGAGGGGGCAAAAATTGGCGTTGATATTGCTAAAAACCGCGCTCAGATGGCCGTGCAAATGGCACAAAGAACGTCTCAAAAACCTAAGAAGGAGTAACGTTGAACGACTACAAACTGTTGGCGCACATCGCTAAAGAGATTGACAAGCTCCGAAGCGATCAACAAACCTTCCTCAATGGAGGAGGAGCTAAAACTTTTGACGAGTATCGTCATGTCTGTGGGGTCATCCGGGGTCTGACTCACGCAGAAAATTTTGTCAATGACCTCGTGCAAAAAATGGAGACTAGTGATGACTGATTTTGATGTCGCTGCGGTAGATTTGTCGGGTATTCTGAATAAGACGCCTGAACAAAAAGCCAAACAGTTGCCTGACCCGAAAAGGTTCATGATGCTTTGTGTCGTCCCCGACGCATCCGAAGAGTATGAAGACAGTGCGCTAGTTAAATCTAGTCAGACTATGCACTACGAAGAGGTACTGACCCCAGTGCTGTTTGTAGTAAAGCTTGGCCCTGACTGCTACAAAGACGAGAGCCGGTTTCCCTCTGGCCCCTCGTGCAAGGAAGGTGACTTTGTCGTCGTCCGCCCCAATTCAGGAACTCGCCTGAAAATCCACGGTCGTGAATTCCGTCTCATTAATGATGATTCGGTTGAAGCAGTTGTGGAAGACCCGCGTGGTATTTCGCGTGCATCATAAAGGAGCTAATACATGGCACAAGCTGAAGTAAAAGACGAGGAATTTAAGTTTCCTCATGAAGCCGATGAAACTAAGGGTAAACCCGTAGTAGAAGACGATGGCTTTGAAGTAGAAATTGAAGACGATACTCCGCTGGAAGATCGTGGCCGAAAGCCCATGAAAGTACAGGTAGAGGACGTTACTGACGGTGAACTGTCCGAATACGACGAAAAAGTTCAGGCCCGCATTAAGAAATTAGGAAAAGGCTACCACGACGAGCGCCGTGCTAAGGAAGAAGCACTGCGTGAACGCGAGGCGGCTGAGAAGATGACCAAGCAATTGTGGGATCAAAACCGCAGGCTACAGCAACAAGTTGAGCTTGGGTCAATGGCGTATATTGAGCAATCAAAAAGTTCCGCTGAGTTGGAATTTGAGAGTGCCAAGAAAAAATACAAAGAGGCTTATGAGTCCGGGGATTCTGATGCTGTAGTAGATGCACAGGCAGATGTTTCGCGGGCAACACTGAATTTGGATAAAGTTCAGAACATGAGGCCTTTACAAGCCCAAGAAAAAGGTGTACAAATACAACAACGTAGTACAAATCAGCCTAATGTGTCACAGCGCGACCAGCGTTGGATGCAGAAAAACACTTGGTTTGGCACTGATCCTGAAATGACAGCTTCCGCCCTCGGGTTGCATCAGAAGCTGGCTAAGGAACAAGGTGCTGACTTTGTGGGGTCTGATGACTACTACAAACGAGTAGACGCTACAATGCGTAGACGATTTCCTGAGTATTATGAAGATGATACCCAGAGCTATGAAGATGATACTCCTTCGAAAAAGGTATCCGAACCGGCTTACGAGGGTGAAACCCAACGCCGTGCAACAAAGCCCGCTAACGTGGTGGCACCCGCCTCCCGTAGCACTCCGCCTAATCGTATTAGGCTAAAGGCATCTGAAGCAGCGATAGCTCGCCGCCTTGGGGTTCCTTTGGAAGAATACGCTAAACAGGTTGCTCAACTAAGAAGAGGTGAATAATGGATCAAGTTTTATCGTCTGGAAAGACACAAAACCGTAACGCTCGTGAAGTGGATTCTCGTGCAATGACTCAACGCCCTGAAGCGTGGCGTCCGCCTGAGACACTGCCCATGCCCGAAGACCGTCCCGGTTGGAAGCACAGGTATATCCGCACTAGCACATTGGGCGTGGCTGATCCTAGTAATATTTCTTCAAAGTTACGTGAAGGATATGAACCCTGCAAAGCAGAAGATTATCCCGAGCTTATGATGCACGCCACCGTTGAAGGCCGCTTTAAAGGCGGTATTGAGATTGGTGGGTTGTTGTTGTGCCGTATTCCTGAAGAGTTCTTAAAACAGCGTGCCGAATATTACGACAAGCAAAATAAGTCTCAGATTGACTCGGTAGATAACAATTTCCTTCGTGAAAATGATCCTAGGATGCCTCTCTTTTCGGAGAGAAAAACTAAGGTTACTTTCGGTTCTGGTACTTAAATTTATAGGAGTCTTAAATGGCTTATCCTACAGTCTCGGCCCCTTACGGTCTAAAGCCTGTAAACCTAATAGGTGGACAGGTATTTGCAGGCGCAACCCGCCTGATGCAGATTGCGAGTGGTTATGCCACTAGCATTTTCTATGGTGATTTGGTAAAACGTATCTCTGATGGAACTATCGAGCTAGACACGGGCACAACAACTGCCACGCCTTGCGGTATTTTTCTTGGTGTAAGTTTTACTAACGCTTCGACAGGTCAAATTCAGCAACAGCAATTTTATCCAGCGAGCCAGCAAGTCAAGTCTGGCACGTTGATTTTTGCAGTTGTTGCAGATGATCCTGATACGCTGTTCCAAGTAGCTGTTGTGTCTGGTACGACTGTTATTACCGGTGTTGGCATTTCCGCCATCGGGAATAACGCCACGTTGGTACAGAACGCAGGAAGCGCCACGACGGGTAATTCCAAAGTGGCTATTCTGGCTACTACTGCGACAACCAATACTCTGCCTATTCGTATCATTGATGTAGTTCGGGAAACCGCCACTGCCGCCGATGTCTTCCCTGAAGTTATCGTTAAGATCAATGCGACTATGCATCAGTACAACAACGCTACTGGCGTATAAGGAGCATAAATCATGGCTATTTCACGCGCACAACTACTTAAAGAACTTCTTCCCGGCCTGAACGCTTTGTTTGGTATGGAGTACGCTCGTTACGGTGAACAACATAAAGAAATTTATGAAACCGAAACTTCAGAGCGTTCGTTCGAAGAAGAAACGAAACTGTCTGGCTTCTCTGCCGCACCTGTTAAGAACGAGGGCTCTGCCATCGCTTACGACAATGCACAAGAAGCATGGACAACTCGTTACAACCACGAAACTATCGCTTTGGGTTTCTCCATCACTGAAGAAGCTGTGGAAGACAACTTGTATGACTCGTTGTCAGCCCGTTACACCAAAGCTTTGGCTCGCGCTATGGCCTACACCAAGCAGGTTAAAGCTGCTGCTGTTTTGAACAATGGTTTCACTAACTCTGCCGTTTATTACGGTGGTGATGGCGTTCCTCTGTTTAGTACAGCACACCCCTTGATCTCCGGTGGTACTAACAGCAATACCCCATCTACTCAAGCTGACCTAAACGAGACTTCTTTGGAAGCCGCCGTTATCCAGATCGCTGCTTGGACTGATGAGCGTGGTTTGCTGATTGCTGGCAAGCCTAAGAAGCTGATTGTTCCACCTGCATTGCAGTTCACGGCAACTCGTTTGCTTGAGACTTCACTGCGTGTTGGTACTGCTGACAATGATATTAATGCGTTGAAAAACAACGGTTCTATCCCTGAAGGCTACACAGTCAACAACTACTTGACCGACACAAACGCTTGGTTCTTGTGCACCGACGTGCCTAACGGTTTGAAGCACTTCATCCGCTCTCCTCTGGAGAACAAGATGGACGGTGACTTTGACACCGGTAACGTGCGTTACAAGTCCCGTGAGCGTTACAGCTTCGGCTGGTCTGACCCATTGGGCATGTTCGGCTCGTCCGGTTCGACCTAATATTTCTTCGGGAATATTTGAAGGGGGGCCTTGTGCCCCCTTTTCTTTTGGTGTATATTGACTTCATTCCGGGCTTTCCGGTGTATCAGACAGTCCCGGCTGACGACATGCAGACTGATACGCCTAACTTGCATGTAAGGAAACAATCATGGCAACCACCACGTTCTCCGGCCCAGTCGTATCTAACAACGGCTTTGATACGGGCACTTCCGCTTCTCCCCTTGCTGTAACTACAGCAGAAAACGTTAACGCTGCATTTGCTACAACGTCCGCAGCATCTGGCGATACACGTTTAAGCTACAACAAACTTACCTTTACCTCTACAGGTTCAGGCGAAACGCTCCGTGCTTTCTCTGTTGTAACGGGTGCATCTGCCGCCACTGCAGGCACAATCAACGGTGCTCACATTTCTTTGGAAATTGATGGCGCTTCAGCCAGTATTTCTGGCGCTGCTAACGCAATTCGTGCTACTCTGGGCGGCACTGACGGTACTCCCGGCGGTACTTTGGCTGTGATTCAGTTGGATACCAACTACACAGTTAATGCCACTTTGCCAGCAACAGCCTCGTTCATTCGCGTGACTGACAGTGGTGCAAACACTGGCGAAATTCCTTTGTTGATGAATATTGACACCGCTCCCGCAGCTACGATTGCGCCTACAGCAACCAGCGTGACTACTGTGTCTAAAGCGATCAAAGTCATGATCGGCGGCACTGTGTACTACGTCCCTGCTTACGCTACGTTTGCATAATGCAAATTACCAAGGAATTCTTGGAGACTGAGATTCGTGACCTTGAGACTGAAGCCCAGAAAGCCCAAAACTTTCTAATCCAAGCTCAAGGCACAATCCAAGCGTACAAGATGCTGATAAACAGGCTAGACGCACCGGAGCAACAAGATGGCACAGATACTACTTAATGCGGCTACAACAACAGGCGCTGGCACAGCATGGAATCCCCGTGATACCACGGCATTAGCGACATACGTCCAGCACAGCTTTCAAGCCACAGGAACAGTTGCCAGTAGCACAGGGGCAGCAGTTATTCTGATTCAAGTCAGTAATGACGGGACAAACTACATTACTTTAGGCACGATTACTTTGGTGCTTGGCACTTCGGCTACGTCTGATGGGTTTGCTTGCGCTAACACGTACGAGTACTACCGAGCTAATGTATCGTCAATATCGGGTTCAACGGCTACGGTTACCGTGTACATGAAAGGTTAATCATGGCAGTCTCAATTAACTACCCTGTTGCTGGTTTAGGCGAGCCTTCAGACCACACAGCCAAGACCGGGGCCAAGGTAATGGTTACTGGGGACACAATTTTTACGGTTACTGGAAGTATTCAGATCGTAAGTCTTGTATCTGAATGCGTTACGCTTAACAATGCCACGGCATCCACGCTGAAGTTTACTTATGTAACAGCCGCAGCTTCTCCACAGACGGTAGATTTATCCGCTGCGTCTACTACTTTGGCAAATACGGCTCCGGGGTATTCAGTTATCTTGACCGCTACAAGTGCACTGGGTGAGAATCCGGGGCAGAATTTATCGGGAGTGTTGCTAAACACCTCTTCCCGTGGAGTGCGCGTACCTGCTGGGGCTATTAAAATTGTAATTGCAGTAGGTTCTACCACAGGTACTTGGCGGCATTATCTACGTTGGGAACCTCTGGAACTCAACACTACCGTAACTGTAGGCCAGTAACATGGCTAAATCAGCAGCATGGACTCGCAAAGAAGGCAAGAACCCAAAGGGTGGCTTGAACGCCAAGGGCCGTGCGTCTTACAACAAAGCCAATCCGGGCAAGCCGGGGTTGAAAGCACCCCAGCCCGAGGGCGGCAGCAGGCGCGACTCTTTCTGCGCCCGTATGGAAGGCATGAAGAAGAAGCTGACCAGCGCCAAGACGGCCAACGACCCGAATTCACGCATCAATAAGAGCCTGCGGGCTTGGAACTGTGCAGAAGGCGGTTATGTAACTGCGGCTGACGGCTGCGCTACCAAAGGCAAGACAAAAGGGCGTATGGTATGAACCAAGCAAACGTTGAAACCCTAAAGCATGTAGCGGATGGCGTCGCCGCTGTTACGGCTATTGGTACGTTAATGCAACTGCTACCTGCGGTTGCCGCGCTGTTTACGATTGTGTGGACAGGCATGCGGATCACTGAAATGATTGCAGGTAAACCTTTTGCTGAAATAATCCGCAGGAAAAAAGATGCCAGCAACGAGTGAAAAACAAAAGCTGTTCATGGATGCGGCTGCACACAACCCCAAGTTTGCAAAAGCTGCGGGTGTACCGGTATCGGTTGCTAAGGAATTTAGCGGCGAGAGCAAGGGGATGAAGTTTGGCAAGGACACTAATGCGTCCCGCCCCGACCTTCAAAAAGTTAATAAACCTAAGACACTTCACGGCAAGATGTCAATCATGAAAGAAGGCGGTGAAACTATGGCTACAAATATGGGCAAACCTGTGATGAAAAAAGGTATGAGCATGGCTAAGGATGGCATGAAAAGTCCTACACCTATGGCTAAGACCTCCATGATGGGCATGAAAAAAGGCGGTATGGCCGATGGCGGTATGCCTATGGTCATGAAAGACGGCAAAAAGATTCCAGCTTTTGCTGCTGATGGCAAAGGCGCAATGAAACATGGCGGCGCGACCAAGAAAATGAACATGGGTGGCATGGGCTACGCTAAAGGTGGCGGCATTGAGTCTAAGGGTAAAACCAAAGGCAAGATGATCACTATGAAGAGCGGCGGCAAAACCTGCTAAGGAGCCATCATGCCAAAAATACGTCAAAAACTAGCTGAGTTAGAAACGCTTGAGGGAGGCGGTGCTGGAGGTATGGGCGGCGGCGGTGCTCGTAGCTCAAGTACGCTTGAAACAGTTGGCAAGGTGGCGGGCCCCGCTGCATTAGCTATGCTTGGCGGTATTGGTGGCAGCAAGCTAATTCAAAATGCCCGAGAAAAACGCGAAGCCGAAGCCGCCGCTGAGATGAAGCGCGAAACACGTGGGGTTGAAAAAACTTCTACCGACCGCGCCCGTGAAGCCGCCGCTGAGATGAAATTGCAAGAGCGTACAAACAAAGCCTATGAAGACGCCAGCAAAAATATGAAAAAAGGCGGTAAAGTGTCCTCGGCTTCATCTCGTGCTGATGGCTGTGCCACCAAGGGTAAGACCCGTGGGAAGATGGTGTAGTCATGCTAGCTAGCCGTGGGATGGGAGCCATCTCCCCCAGTAAAATGCCCAAGGGCAAGCGTAAAACTCGCCGGGATAACACTGACTTCACCCAGTACAAAGAGGGTGGCGCAGTGAAATCTAAGGTGAACGAAGCTGGCAACTACACCAAGCCCGAGCTACGCAAGCGTATTTTTAACAGCGTAAAAGCTGCCGCAGTGCAGGGTACAGGTGCTGGCGAGTGGTCGGCCCGTAAAGCTCAATTGATGGCTAAACGTTATAAAGCTGCTGGCGGCGGGTACAAGGACTGAGATGAAAGCCCCGCAGAAATCCCTGAAAGACTGGGGCGACCAAAAATGGAGAACAAAAAGTGGTAAAAAATCTTCTGAAACAGGTGAAAGATACCTTCCAAGCGCTGCGATTAAAAGTCTTAGCTCTAGTGAGTACGCTGCAACGACCAAAGCCAAGCGAGCAGGAAAAGCCGCCGGGAAGCAGTTCGTAGCCCAACCCAAAACAATTGCAAAGAAAACGGCAGGGTTTAGATAATGGCAATTACTTCTGGCGCATCTAGTTTTAACCTCCAACTCGATGAGCTAGTTGAGGAGGCGTTTGAACGCGCCGGAAGCGAGATGCGTACTGGTTACGACTTGCGTACTGCCCGCCGTAGCTTGAACATCATGTTTGCAGATTGGGCCAATCGCGGTATCAATATGTGGACAATGGAGCAAGGTGAGATCACTCTTGTTCAAGGCCAGAATACATACGCCCTGCCAGATGACACAGTGGATCTGATCGAGCACGTTATACGTACCGGCAACAATGTAGCCAATACACAGGCTGACTTAACGATCACACGTATTAGTGTTTCTACGTACGCTACGATCCCCAACAAGATTCAACAAGCCAGACCGATCCAAGTCTGGATTCAGCGGTACAACGGCCAAAATACCCCGGTTGCTGCGACGCTTACAACAACAATTACGTCTACGAGTACATCCATTGTGCTGAATGATGTAACGGGTCTACCCGCTACGGGCTTCGTTAAGATTGATGACGAGATCATCAACTACGGTTACATCACCCAGAACGCAAACGCTAAGACGGGTACGCTGTTTAACTGCTCCCGTGGCCAGCAAGAAACGATCGCTGCGGCTCATACCGCTGCGGCTACTGTGTACTGGGCGCAAGTCCCCGCCGTTACGGTCTGGCCGACTCCTGATGGATCGCAGCAATACACATTTGTCTACTGGCGCTTACGCCGCACGCAGGATGCCGGTGGTGGTGTGAACGTGATGGACGTGCCGTTCAGGTTTATCCCATGTTTGGCCGCTGGCCTTGCGTACTATCTGGCGTTAAAAATTGTTGGCGGCGCTGAACGCTTGCCTGTACTAAAGCAACAGTACGATGAGGCTTGGGAGTTGGCTGCAACCGAGGACAGAGAAAAAGCAAGTGTCAGATTCGTGCCTCGGCAGATGTTTATTGGAAGCGGCACATGAAGCCAAAGCGCGTTACCGACACTGCGTACCACAAGGCGTACTACGAGGCCAACAAAGCCCGTATTGCAGAGGTTAAACGCGCTTACAGGGCGGCTAATAAAGAGAAAATTATTGCCAACAAACGGGCTGCGTATTACGCTACACAAGAAGCAAGCCTAGCGCAAAAACGAGAGTACCGGCAAGCAAACAAAGGCAAAATAAACTTTTTGTGTTCGATGCGCAAAAAAGTGATTAAGCAACGTACACCTGTGTGGCTTTCACCGTTTGACCGGTTAAAAATTAAATGCTACTACTCGGTTGCGGCAATGCTGGCGCGTAACAACGAAGAACCGTGGCATGTTGACCACGTAGTCCCACTGCAAGGTAAACTTGTGTCTGGGTTGCATGTACCAAACAACCTTCAGTTTTTGCGCGGCGTAGACAACATACGCAAGAAGAATAAGTTTGAGGTGGCACATGGGTAATCGTTTTGCCTCTGGTAAAAACAGTATTGCTATGTGTGATCGCTGCGGTTTTCAGTTTAAATTGACAGCGCTTCGTAAAGAGATACAAAAGACCAAGATATATAACCTACTTGTTTGCCCTCAATGTTTTGATCCTGACCAGCCGCAGTTGCAGTTGGGTATGTACCCAGTAGATGACCCACAAGCGGTGCGCAATCCACGCCACGACTCAACCTACGTTACGGCGGGCGTAAACACTGCTGGCAATCCGACCGGTGGTTCACGAGACATTCAGTGGGGTTGGAACCCAGTAGGTGGGGCCAGTAATTTTGATGCCGCTCTGACGCCAAACTACTTGGTGGCAACGACATTTGTTGGTACAGTTACAGTTAATTAAAGGAGTTTAATATGAAACATGATGACGCAAAAGCAGACATGAAGATGGACATGGCGCAGGACAAAAAGATGATTAAGTCTGCTATCGGTAAACACGAGAAAAACATGCACCCCGGCAAACCACCTACAAAGCTAGCTAAGGGCGGTAAGACCAATGAGATGATGCTCAAGTACGGTCGTGGCATGGCTAAAGTTGCTAACCAACGTGGAGGCTAATCATGGCTAAATTCAGCAAAAAAGTTATGGGTAAAGAAGTTGGCGACGCCGCCACTTATGCTGTGCCGCACAAAATGAACGGCAAAGTTTTGGTGATGTCAGAAAATCCCGGCAAGGATTCCAGCATTAGCAGCCTTAGCACCATGAGAATGAGTGTTGGTGTCATTAACAACGGTGAAAACCCAACTAAGACATCCGGTATCGTCACCCGTGGTAACGGCGCGGCTACTAAGGGCATTACAGCCAGAGGCCCAATGGCATGAATTACACTGAACTCAGCAACGCGATTCAAGCGTACACGGAGAACACGGAAACAGATTTCGTGGCTAATATTCCCGTGTTCGTTACGCAGGCTGAGCAGCGTATCTACAACTCAGTGCAGTTCCCCTCTATTCGCAAGAACGTAACGGGGTCAATGACTACAAATAATAAGTACTTGCAGTGCCCTACAGATTTCTTAGCGGTGTACTCGTTGGCCGTCATTAACGCCAGCGGTGAGTATGAGTATTTGTTGAACAAAGACGTTAACTTTATCCGGCAAGCGTATCCACAGCCCACAGACAAGGGGATCCCTAAGTACTACGCTTTGTTTGGCCCACGCTCGGATAACGCAGCAGAGCTAACTTTTATTCTTGGCCCAACACCCGATGCGGCGTACAGTTCCGAACTGCACTACTATTTTTACCCGCCAAGTATTACCGTGGCACCCTTTACTTCGTGGCTGGGCGATAACTTTGACACGGTGCTGTTGTACGGTTCTTTGGTTGAGGCGTACACCTACATGAAAGGTGAGCAAGACATGATGGCGCTGTACAACGGTAAGTACCAAGAAGCACTTGCGTTGGCTAAACGTCTGGGCGACGGACTTGAGCGCGGTGATGCGTACCGTGATGGACAAACTAAACTACGGATCACAACGTGAGCATTGTCCAAACCCAAACTACGTCGTTTAAAGTGGAGCTTTATAAAGGCGTCCACGACTTGACTACGGATGTCATAAAGATTGCTTTGTACACAGCTTCTGCTAATTTAGACGAGACAACAACGGCGTACTCCGCTACAAATGAAGTAGCCAACACGGGCACGTACGCTGCTGGTGGGGCAACACTAACGCCCATTACGGTATCGTCTTCTGGATACACAGCCTATGTGGGCTTCCCAAACATCTCGTGGACAGGGGCTATCACAGCGCGGTGTGCGTTGATCTACAACTCCAGTCAGGGCAACAAATCCGTTGCTGTTTTAGACTTTGGATCCGATAAGACGTCCACCATCACATTTACAATCACCATGCCCGCAAACACCGCTACGGCGGCTCTTATTCGTAGTTCTAATTAAGGAGTCAATATGACCACCGAAAAACTTAAAGCCATTGACACTGTTTCTAGTGGTCTGACCTGTAACATCAAAGCCGGTGAGGACGCAAAAGCGACCGGTTTGTTTGAAATCAAATGCCACGACAAAGACGGCAACCTGAAGTGGGAAGCGAAGTCTAAGAATCTTGTAGTCAATGCAGGTCTGGCGTACATGGCGGGTTCAGCTTT